AGTAACCAGATCAGTCCGGCAATATACATAGCCATACCAATAATGACATTACCGATACAGCCAAAGTCCGGGAACAGATCCATTATATACCTCTCACCTCGTCATGCGGATTGTTCATCATTATCCCGTCAATGCGCAACCATTCATCAAGCTCATGCATCTCGGCGTCCATAATCTGCGCACGTAACCAATGCCGCCAAAACTGCTCATCACCGCTATAGAATTCTAGCCAGTGTTCAGGGACAACAATTTCACGAGCGAACTTCAGTGATTCTTCGGGATTGTTGGAATTCTGCGCCTGAAACCGAATCTCAAAGAGCAGAGTATTACTCGATAGCATCCAATCCACACGACGAAGCCAAAACCGCCATCCCGGCTTGTACGTCAGCTTGCGTAGCAGATCCGGCAATGCGCCAGTTAAAGACGGATCAACGTCAACGCAATGAGCTATGGCTAACGCTGTCGTCATCGCTTTGTTGTTCCCTGACTCGGTAGTTACATCAGCACCACGGGCATTCACCGCGCTTCGCGCGACGTTCGTGATACTCTAACCGGTTCCTGACAACTCTAGGCATCATGCCAAAGCGTTTACCAATACTTCCTAGTCGTTCACCACGAAGACGATCAGCATATATTTCGTGATCATTCCGTAAGTCGCGCTGCCGATTAGACATCGGACTATCACTAACCGCCGGATGCATACATCACCTCTTCGTCGTCCCTTGCGCCGGCAGTCCCACCTTCACATTGACTGCCCGGCGGTATTCCAATTCGCAGTCACAATACTCGCCGCAGTAGGTAGAACCATCACCCGGCTCGATATGCAACTCGTCCAGTCGCATCAGTCCTTTTCGGCTCATCTTGACGCACTGGGGGCAATTCTTGCCGGACTTGCCACCTTCACCTAGCAACCAGCGAACATGCGTATAGCCAAGCGCAACCGCTTCCGAGGAGTCAAAGTCACCATCGCTGTTCGGGTCAGGCACACGACGCCGGAGACACAGCCACTCATTGCCGATTGGGTCAATGTCGCTGTACTCTTCGCGGCTCAGAATTGTCTTGACCGCTTTGAAGATTGCCTCCAGTCCAAGGTCGCGCTTCTCTTCTCTGTACGCACCCGACATGCGAATCGTGAACTTCTTCTTGATTAGCTCCTTGCCGGAGAGATGGATGCTCAACGGCGTTAGTTGCTGTCCGCTGTGGAACGTGACCCGTGTACCGATCGAGAGTCCTGACCGACTAAGCGCCGTCGTATCGCCAGTCGCTCCGATCCCACTGATACCCTCAGCAGTATCATCAGCCGTTGTATCTCCCTGAGAATCCGTATCCACGCCACCAGTACCAGCTCCTTGCGCGTCCGCCTTCACCGGAAAGTCCAGGTAGCCGCGAATAGCATTCTCCATCGGCTCATCGTAGGTCAAGGCGCCCGCAGTCATCAACGCGGCGACACCACGCAGCAGTGCGTCGAGGTCGCGGTTCTCGATACCCGTTACTGCGATCGTCGGATACCGTTCCGGCTTCGGCCACGGCCCGCCGTGTTCAACCGTGTTCAAGTCCACAATCTCACGAATGACCGCATTAATGCTTTCGCAGCCTTCATCGCTTTCTGCCTCCTCCGCTTGGAGGAAGAAGCTTGAGCTATCACGAGCAGCAATAAGAGTGCCCCCAGAATCCACATTGATAAACTGGGCGAGTACGGAACGAGGAATGAGAAGATCGTGGTGCTCAATACTAGGCATGATATTGCGAACTTCTCCCTCAACCGCTTTTACTCCCCACTGCCAACCACGCGGCATCAGGACGTACTGCTTTTCACCAGCGTGATAGCTTGCCAACACGGCCGCGGCTTGCTTCCAATCTGAATCTTGTAGTGTGATTCCCGGCTCATTGCTTGGCTGCGCCCACGGAATGCCAAGGCCGTTCCGCTCAGCAGCAATGCCATCAATGATGTAGAGCTTGAACTTCATATCTCCGTGAAACCATGCCTGTCGGAACAGGCTGATACCGCGGAAGTCGTTCCCTTCCTGATTGCGCGTGCTGAGCAGCAGCTTATCTGCCGGAATAATCGGAAACTTGAATGTGCCGGTTACGCCGTCCTTATTCTGAATCCACACGCGCTGCATGATGCGATCGAGTTCATCATCGTCGTTGGGAAACCAGCGATAGATGGTTTCCGGCAACCTGACCGGAACCTTACTCAGGCGCACCATACCATCATCGCCGATCTGCCAGCATTTCTCTCCGAGGAAGTGCCCATAGCGCATACGGTTCATGTAGAACGTTCGAAGCAAATGATGCCAGGTCTGCCGCATTCCATGCAAGAGATTGTCAGCGACGAACTGCGCTTGCGTGACCGCGAGATCAGAGTCATCACCGGGGTTAATGCTGTAGGTGGCACCGAGCAGCGGGAGCAGACAGACGTTCAGTGTCGCTGCAAACTGCCCATCACGGCGCCACATCGTATTAATCGTCTTCCAACGACGATCGCCACGCCATTCTGCCGGCTCCGACTCCTGATAGAGCGTATCGGAAATCAGGCCGGCAAAGAACATTGTCCCAGTAGCTCCGAATGTGCTGAACAACTCGGATCTACTTAGCGGACCGGACGCTTCGTTGTATGGCCGATTCAACCCCGGTCCAAGGTTTGCGTAGTTATACTCCGGATTATAGTCGGGCATAACCTGCCGTGCTGGCTGGTTTGGCGTGGATACGGCACGGCCACGGTCGGCTGGAATCAGCGCCAGTTGCGGCACAAAGTCAGGCACCGCGGGGGTGAAGTCCTCCACGCGGCTAAGACGCTGACGGCGGAAGGAGAGGAGAGCCATCGCTAGTACCTAACCTGTGCGATTCATCTCGACATTTCGCGCGGAGTTTGCAGAATTCGCAGTAACCCCGCTATTTCACACGAGAGTCGGGATGACGCCAATGAGCCAATCGCGGAGCGCGATTGCCGCCGACTTATCAAAAGCAACTTCATCCCAACCATCACCAGCGGCCGTGGCCTGCCGAAGCACAACATCCGTGTAGTCCTCTCCGAAATTACGGATGACACACGCATGAACATCACCTGTTACAGCGCCGTTGACGACGGGAATGTACACATCATCGGTATATAGCTCGACATGAGGTAGCACTGCCGGCATGAGCATTAACTCCGCTGAATCACCCGTGGCTGCACGGTCGGCTTGGCCGGCTCCGGTTCTTGCTTCATGTCGCCTTTGCTCACGCGCAGATAATGGCCGAGTGGTGATTGTCCGGAATGCACCTGCCACGGCGTTGCCCCATGTCGTTGGGTCTTCACCTTGCCGCTCGGATGACTCGACTGAAATTCGAGCGAGAGATGCTGTTCTGACTGAATGCGCAGCATGTGGTCAGGTGGCGTCTCTACCTCGGTTGCCGGCACCCAGCGGCCATCGAGCTTTCGGCAATAGACGATGCCGGTTGGCGAACTTTCGGGAATGTCGGCAAGTGCCCGTTGCTCCGCTTCGGTTGGCGGACGCTCCGGATTGTTGCCGGGTGAGAACGCGGTACCTTCTACCGTGCGGACGATACCGCGCTGCTGTTCTCGAATCTGTCCGGGCATTTATTTACCCCACTTCCATTCGCGTTCTTTCTTGCCGAACCGTTCCGGGTGCATTATCGCATCATAGCGATCGAGTTCGTCACGACTGAGCGGGGTATCCCTCTGTTGCTGACCGAGCTGCTCGGCCAGGGATTTCGGGAGAATAGGGTATTGGCGTTCGTCTGGCATCATCGCGTCACATCTCCTGATGCCGATGCGTGGACACGCCATTCACCGTCTTCTAGGACTTCAAGGTAGGAGACATTTACACTTGGCTCGTACCGCCAGCGCATAGGACGAATAAACGGTGAACGAGTGTAGACGAGCGCTGTTATCATCATCGATACCCCGCGAACATGCCGGCCGGTGTTTCGAGGTCATCCCAATTACTGCCGATTGCGCCGCCCATGCGTGATTGTGCCCACCACGCTAATGCGAGACTAATCACACAGTCATCATGATAGCCGCTCGGCGCAGACATGCGCACTTTACCGCTGCCGTGCTGAATATATTCGTACGCTTCGAGTTCATTCACGAGCTGCGGAATCTCCGGATAGGTTACCTCGTGCTGCTCAATGCCGATTGCTAGCGCGTCGATGAGATTGCGCTTACTCTGCTCAGTCGTGTGGAAGCCGCGGACGTTGTAGCCGACCTGTCGCTGTGCTCGCTCGGTGAACATATCATTGAAGTTCGTCTCGATCAGCACAAGAGCCGGCTGATACTTGGCGCAGAACGCTTGCAGTCGGCCGAATTGCAATTCCCAGCCGGTATCACTGAAACGGTCGAAGCCGACAACATGCCCATCGGCAATCGCGGTAAAGACGGTAGCATCGGTGGTTCGGCCGAGGTCTACACCGACGTAGGTAATGCCGGTAACGGTTCGGTCGGTGATACCCGCGCGGACATTGCGAAAGACGCCGCCAGTATCATCGAGGAATTCAGCGAGATACTCTTGTCGGAACCACCGTTCCGGCATATCCCGCCGTGCCTGCTCAATTTCGTCTTTGTCGAGAAAGGGGTTATCGCTGCTCGGAAGATTCCAGGAGACGTATTGAGGCTCGTTCTCGTCCTGACCGCGGAGATACAGGCGATAGACCCAATTCCTGCCTTTAGGCGAGAATAGGAACAGAGCATCACCTTTCTTATCGGTAAGCGCCGGTCGCAATGCTTGTGTCCAAGCAGCCTCTTGAACTAATGCCGCCTCATCGACAACGACACGCTTAAGTCCTTCACCACGGAGCGAGTCAGGTTCCCATGCTGACCGAATCTGCACCCAACCACCACCTGGAACAGTGATAATCCGCTCGCCGCGGTTAATATCAACCTTCGGTATCTGGCGTGCTAGACCAAGCAGAACGCGCCAACCGATCGAAGCGGTCGGATAGTCAGGGGCAACCCACCAGGCAATATCGCGCTGGAGTGCCGTCTCAAGGCAAGCAATCACGCCCAGCCGTGTCTTTCCGAAACGCCGGCCACACGCAGCAACCTTGTATCTCGCTGGATGTTGCAGGATACGATGTTGTCGCTCGAACAGCGTTGGAAGTTCTACCGTGATGGAAGCCGTGGCACATCCTCCTCGTCGCTGAGTTGCGGCCAAACTAGCTTCACGGTGAGGCCATCACCATCCTTACCCGTCACTTCCTGGCGTTCGACAAAGCCGCGTTCCTTACCGAGAGTCTTCAGCAAGAAACACACAGCCCAACCCTCACCAAGCTGAACCTGCGTGATAAGTGACTGCTCGGCTAAATCAAGCACATGCTCACGCTGCTCGCGAACAGCATCAGCGACAGCTTTGCTCCGTTTCATATGATTGCGAATAGTATTCGGGGCGCACTGCAATTGCCGGGCAGCAAGCGTAACTAGTCCGTGTGAAGCCTCTAGAGCTTCAATTACCTCTTCAGTTGTGAGATGCCGCCCTGTTCCAGCCATTTTAGTAGCTATGCAACCTGCTCAATTCAACTTGCCATTCCGAAATTCAAGCGGTATCGGCGTATTGGGCTGAGCAATGACAATATCGGCCTGAACCTCGTTTGCCTTATCAATCAACATCTGCGCTACCTGCCGCGCCTCGTCAGCGGTCAGTGCAATAGCCGACGAGCCGAGGCCGACGACCACACGCGGCATATTTGGTAGTCGTGAGACATTCAGTTGAACCTGCGGATTAGGCAGCGCCTCAGCCATGATGCACCTACACCGTCGAATAGGCTGCGATGAGTTTCAACTCATCATCGTTCAGCACTTTACGCAGATGGATCGTTTCCGGGAAATACTGCAAGATAACCGGGTCCATCAGCGGCCTGACTGGCTGCTCGCTGCCGACACCGCCGAGCGCCTTGTACGCCAGGGTGCGCATGTGGGCGACCAT